TTCCATTGCAGCTCTTAGTTTATCTAAACTACTTGACATTGTATTCTCCTATTTTATTACAATTATATCGCATTTTATTACAATTTTATAAAGATACTTCAGATGGGTGACCCACCCCAAGTATCCACTCTTCACTATTTTCATAGTTAAGTACATTATAGTCTACCTTCACCAACCCGTCAAGGGGTTTTTTCCAATAAACATTAATGTTTTCATACTCCTTTAACAGAGCAAGAAACTGTTGTTGTTGAGTATGGAAGACTCTCGACTCCTCTGTATACTCATCTTGGTAATTTAAGTAATCACCACTGTATATACTTGTAGGGTCTGCATGTTCTAATGCATCAAACCCAATCAAACATATATCCGTATATTTATGTTCGGCTGCATATCCTAATGCAGACATTCCACCAAATAAATTCTTAAGTTTTGGATTATTATATATAACTATGTTATCTTTATGAACACTACTATATCCAATACAAGATACCACATCATCAAATCCCTGTATCGTAAATAAATCGTCCCCGTCTTTTCTAACTTTAAATATGTTCTGAGGTTGGTGACTGTATTCAAACCCATTTGTCATTAAGTCCCACATCTCCATAGGTATCGGGTCGAAGTCTCCAACTGCAACTTTGTTCTCATAGTGATACATATCATCTATGACTTGTCTCTGTACTGGTATATCAAGTGCAAACAATAAGTCGGGTTTCTGTTGTTGATAAATTCCATTGAATCCCCACCATTCATGTCCTTCCTCTAAAAAGGAATCCCAATCAAAGTCTTTTCGACTTGGGCCGTTACCTATTAAGTAGAGCATAGTTCTATCAATTTATTCTTGTATTTCTTTTGGTCGTATGTTATAAACGACTTGTATTTGTTAATCTTTATGTGTAAGTCGGGATACACTACCTTCTCTGTTATAAGTGTTTCCCAATCCTTAGTGAAACCTATTATCTCATCCATGATGCAGATGGTTTCTAAACTTGTTTGTTTACTCATATATGATTTAAGTAAACGAGGGTGTTGACCATTGACCACTTTAAGTTGAGTATCTATCTTATACTTTCTCATTAAGTCTGATACTTCTGTCTCAAACATATATCCAAGTTTCTGATTCCTCTTCTTCCATTCCTTATATCTCTTATCACACTCTTTGTCTAATAAGTCACCTGCCCAATAATCTTTAAAGGATAGGTTTGCAATGTAGAAGTCTTGCAGTTCTTGTTTATATGTTCGGAACAATTTACCAAAGTGGTATTTGTCTTTACGTTTTAAGAAGGAATTGATATCTGACTTTACCTTTCCGTTGTACTTAACGAAATCATAATCCTTGGAATAGAAGTGTAACTTTATCCCAAGGTATAATGTGTAAGCATCGTATCCTTCTCTAGAAGTCATTAAGTAATAATCTTCTTCTCTGCTGGTACATCAATCAAAGGTGCATCTTTTTCACCTGTTGATATTGCATGTGCCTCAACGACCTTATCGTTGGATGGAACTACGAACACTACATTGTGGAATGTTGCAACAGGTGGATTCTCCACTCCCGTTGCAGCTATACCTTTTGCAAAACCCATTGACCCATCTTGTGGGTTGGATAGAATCATCCTAGGGTTGTCAATCGTAATTGCACTATCTTCTTGAGAGACTAGTTTTCCAACATACTCTCCACTAATTGTAACTACTGTTACTACGTCACCTGTTTGCATTATCTTGCTCCGTAAGGGTTTTTGTATTTCTTAGCTGCATAGGTATCCTTTGCATCTCTTACACACCAATATAATGGTATAAAGTTTAATACTGGTACTACAAACATTAACTGCCACCAACCACTACGACCTCTGTCGTGTAATCTTCTTGCTGTTACTGATATGCTTTGAACAAAAGTTGCTACCATAAGTAATGCTACTAATACTCCACATTCGTTCATTTCACCAAATGGTTCCAGTATACTCCAAAATGTAAATCCTATTACATAATTATCTACTAATCCTAGTAGTACTGCAATTATACTTATGTATAATGAGAACCACCAAAATTCGGGTCTGTCTGACCTTCCGTTAAAATCTGTTGCTCTTGTGACCAACACTGTCTTCATGATATCTATAAAATGACTCATTATTTCTCCGTTACTGCAAAGAACCCTTTTAGGGAACTCTGCGAATGATTACCTCTATTTACCATATTGAGTCCAGTTGCTTCTGCTTCTAGTTTCTCTTTTAGAGGTTGAGATAGTAACCTCTTTGCTGACTCGGGTTCAATGTTATTCATTTCACATACTTTTACACATGCATCCATAACTTCCGTCCCTCTCATAATCAATTTTTCAACTTGTTCAGTGAATTCTTTACGTGATATCATCGGTACAATGCCTCTCCGTCTTTGATAAACGAATGTGTAACTTCTGTATAACCTTTTCTATCTGAAATCCAATCCTCTTCATCCTCAAATGTTTCTGAATATTCAATGAGTTCTCTAATAGCATCATCAACATGATAACCATTGAGGTGTGCATAGTTTGGGTCAATTACGTTTTCTATTTCAAAACCAACTTCGACTTCTCCATCCTCGATGAACTCTTCAATCATGGTATCACATATACCCAAGACTTCTAGTGCTTCTGCACTGATTCGTTTTTCTTTTATTAATGAAACATGATGTCCTTCATGCACTCTTATTCTGATATCTTCCATTCTATACTCCGTATATATTTTTATATCTGACTCGTAAGTCGTTTAACTCATCTACATAGTCCCTAGGGTCTGCTGTAAATATTTGAAAAGTGTTATGACCTTCAATAGCTACCATTGCAGTTATCTCTTCAATTTCATGACCAGTCAACTCTTCTACCATGATTGCATATGCAGTCATTTGGATATACCAGTTCTTTGCCATGTACTCTTCTTTAAACTTTGCACTCGTCTTGAAATCTATAATTTGTAATACATCATCATAGATACCAACACAATCAACCCGACCTGCCATCTGCAGAACGTTTGAAAACAATGGTGCTTCTAAACTAATAGGAATGATATCATCCAGTACTGGTTGCATTGCCTTAAACATACCTTCCTGTAAAACGTTATCAAACTCAATAAACTCTTTTTCCTTTCTTAGATAATCTTCCACTATCTGATGGAAGTTAGTTCCACGTTTGGTTGCTTGTGCAGTAATCTTGTTTGCAGTTTCTTCACCAACACGTTTTCTCCATAACTTGATTTGGTCACTTGAGAGTAAACCTGTTACACTGGTAACACTTGGATAATAGAAAGTCTCTTCTCCATCCGTATAGTATCTCTTACCATCTTTGTTAGTTGTTTTTAAGTCTAGATGTTCGAGTTCATGTAACTCTACTAAGTTAGTTTTTAATTTCATAGTTCTATTTTACTTCTTTCTTGACTGAATGTCTAGGTGTTTTTTGACTATTTCTTTAGTCTTTACTTCTTTGACCCCACGTTGTCTATGTCTGTCCATAGGTGAGCCTGGATTTGCAGAAGAAATTTTATTGAGGACATCTTTGAATCCACCATCGAGTTTTACCCTGTCACCATGTCCACCAACAATACCTGGCGTTCCAAGTATAACTTGTTTGAGGTGTGGGTTATCTTCTTTGAATTGGTCGAGTTTGGTATAGGACATGTTATGTTCTTCAACTTCACCTGTCTCATTATTTAAAAAATCATATAAGGGCATCATATACTCATAAATTGTGGGACTGGTCTATCAGTCCATACTGCAAAATCTTTCTTGTAGATTGCATAGTATTTATGGTATGCATCAATAGTTGATTCCATCTTGACATCATCAGGCATACACTGGGGTGGTTCTGAATAGACACCTAGTGTAATGTTGTTTGGTAAGAAGTCTAAGAGACCTCTAAGTTTTGTATCGGTTAGATGGACTTTACCATAACGATAAGTGTATTCGTCACATAGTGCAGTAAACATATCGTATGCATACTGATACTGGATTGCATTCTCTCTGACCCAACGTGTAGAAGGGTGGTTGATGTGTGATGCTTTGTATAAGACACCATCCATATTAGAGTTGTCTAGTCTCCATCTCTGAATCCTACGACCACTAGATGCATCAGTGTATTGTTTACCATCTAACATCCTATGTGCAGTAGATAACATTTGTGCATACTCGATAATCATCTTGACGACATGTTTGTCACAATGCATTTCTGCAGATTGTACTGGGTCTTTGTGTAAGTAAAATAAATTCATAGTTGTTTAATCTCTAATAAGAACTCTTCGACATTCTTCCATGTCAAGTGTCCGATAACATCTTCGGTTATACCACTAGTATAACACATTTCACCAGTCTTGTCTATAGAGTAATCTAATACTGCAAGTTCCCACAACCCACTCTTACCACCATAACTAAAATCGTGTTTGACTACACTTGCACCATAGTTATTAGGAAATTTATAAAGGTGTTGCACTCCATCGTTGATGTAATTTGTTTCTGTTTGATATTGATTCATTTGTAAAATATATGGTCGTTAATAATTACAGTCTCATTCAATGAGTCTGCCCAATAAGGGTGAACTGTATTTGCATGATAGTGAGTAGCACCTTCAGTGATATCTCCGTATCCACCTTGCACTACGTTCCTTGCAATGTTGAGTGAGGACAACCACGTTGGACTATCCACTGGGTCGTCTGACTTACCATCACAAAACCAACTGAACTGACACATGTTTAACACTGGAACACTTAAACCTTTCCAGTTAGTTCTCCACTTTGCATCGTAAATAACATCACATGCAGTAGATGGATAGTTGGGATGTGCCATTCTATTCTGAACTACTTGTGCAACTGCAATCTTACCTGCTAGTGGTTGGTTACCACTCTCAAAATAAATGTTCTGTGCCATACAATAAATGTCATTGTTTGCATCAGAAGCCTCAACCTTCATTACCATTGCACCACATAGGAAACCTAGTAATGCACCTAGTGTAAAACTTATATATCTCATCTTCATGATTTGTACTCTGTCCATGCTTTAAAGATTGTTTGTGCTTGTTCTTTAGAGAACCCAAATGTATCTTGTAACCACCTAGGAGCTCCGAACATATTCATCTTACCACTTTCCTGTAGTGCATCTAATTCGGGGAACCACTCTGCAGATTCAAAAGGTGGTTGGTTCTGATTTAATGTAACCATCCTAACACCCACTCGTGGTATGTGCATATGCATCGGGACAATCTTTGACCCCACACATACATGTACCATCATCAAACATGTCACCTTGAAAAGGATTCATGTCTTGTGCATTAGTTGTTCCATAGGTTGCAAGGTTTATAACATCATCTGCTGATAACTTACCACCTGTACATTCTGCAATTAGTTTTGCACTTTCATAATTAAGCTGCATATCTTTCTCCGTTGTGGTTTTCACCATTTCTATTAAAGTTGTCAACAATCATGTCAACAACATCTGTTGCATTGTAGGATGTCCCACCAATATTCCACTGACACTCTTCTGTAGGAATGTATCCGTACTTCCATGCATAGATGGTGACAGTCTCATACTCCCAATCATCATAGTCAATCTCATCGATGTTTTGTGCATCGTACCACTTTGCATCTATGTACCACTCACATGACACTTTGTCATATGGGTCAGCACTAGTAAACGTTGGGGGGCCCAACACTTGACACAACCTGTCATAGGTTGTCGTCTTATATCCCTTAAGGGAAGTTCCACCCGAAGTCATATCGGGAGAACACACTTCGTAATCTTTTATTATCATATTATGCTACCTCTAAATTATTAAAATATTCTTTGAGTCCTTTCTGACCAACACATCTCTGTCCATCAGTCATTTCATAAACAGAGTGATACGAACTCACTTCACCATCTGCTTTGTAAAACCATGTTTGGTCTTGCCATGAAATCTCACTTCTTAAGTATCCGTCTTCAGTATTGTCGGTGAACTTAGACATTGACCATGCAATTTCTGACATAGGTTTACCTTCCTTAATTAACTTATAAGGTGTTTCCCACTCATCCCAAGGATTCTCTTCATGTGGAACTAACTCCCAATCAATGATGTAACACTCTGAAGCAGGGTTAGAGTAAACAAAGATAGGTGACACTTCGTCAACTAGACCTTGTAGATACTCTGTATTGATAAAATCAATATCCTCAATCACATAGATTGAACCACCTTTGAATTTCCAGTATGGTTCTGAAACACCATGGTCATAACCTTCGTCATGAGCAGCATAGTTCTCTTTGTATTGTGTGTGAATTACTAATTTTAACATATTGTTTCCTTTTTTCATTATATACATAGTATATCAAAAAGTGGGGGTCATTGTCAACCCCTACCCTCTTAAATAATCTGGCCCATAAATCCTTGCTGAATTTGGGTCGATTGAATAACCATCAAATAAGTTTCCTCGTGGTTGATTGATAGCAGGAGTTTTCCACCCTGCTGACTTTAAGACATCACCACTTTCAAACTTAACATTACCTTTGGTAAACTCTAAGATGTTAATGAATCCCCAACAAGATGCTGGTTGACCATTCTCTACTGAATAAACACGAATGTATTTCTTTCCAATTGAAAAGTCGTGGGTTGTTTCACCACGAGTGTGTTCCCATCTTTCATGCATTGCAGTAGTCAAGTCTTCACATAGTTTCTCGACTGCAGTACATAGGTTGTCTGCTTTTTCTAATGCAACTTGTTCTGCATTCACATCATTTACTAGTTTTGATAATTTCATTATGATGCACCCCCAACTAATAGTGCAAGTACAAACAATGACATTCCTTGTAGGAAGTCAGCATCTAGTAATCCAAGTTTCTTTATTTTATTCATAATGTGTCCTCTTTGTTTTTTCATTATATACATAGTATACCAAAAAGTGAGGGACACTGTCAAGTTTTATCCAACAAGATTCATTACAAGAAATGTTACTAACATCCCCAGTAAACCGAATATAATCATCTGATTGTTATTCATAGTTTCTCCTTTAGTTCTAAATATTGTCTGACAGCAGTCTTTTCTATTTCAGATAGACAATCTATCCCTGTAAACTTTGTCCATACCATTCCGTAGGTCACAAACTTATTCCCTGCTGTTACAGCTGCATTCCATAGTGTTAGAGACTCTTCATCGTCTCCACCAAATATTCTGTTCTGTTCACATAGTGCTATAAGTTCTCGTCCTATATTAACATAGGTTTTTTCGATTTCATTCATTAGATTTCCTTAATTTGTTAGAGTATAGTATACAAAAAAATGGGGGTCATTGTAAACCCCCTTTTGAACTATTTTTGTTTGTAACAAACCTCTACTACATCAGTTAACGGGTTATCACTATAGTCTCTAAATGCCTTGACTGGTTCTTTACTATAGAAACATAGTTTATCTAAGTCATGCATACTTCCTACTGATGGTATTGCACCATACAGTTCTAGGTTTTTAATCTTCATGGTTGCACCACTAAAAATTACGTCTTGAAATGAAGATAAAATTAAATCATACTCAGTTTGGAACTTTGCAATTCTTAAATCATATTGACTTTGTGGACTTCCACCTAATACACCTGCGGTAATAATTAATCTTACTTTCTCTTTAGGGTGGTTATGTGCATACTTGATTGAATCAACAATCGCCTTAGAAGACATATCATAAGACCTAATAAAGTATTTTATTTTATCTTCTACGTCTATAAATTTATGTTCTAAACACCACTCTTTTGCATCATCAGTGGTCATAGGTAAAACTATTGCCTTAGGGTCTGTTCTAAATCTATTAAGAATATTAGTTGTTATGATTTCCTTTTTGGTTTTACTTAACTTAACTGCATTTGCAATTCTACTTACTCTTTTATAAATACTATCGAACTCATTTTCTACCCAACCTTCATCAACTGCAATCATTCCTTCTTTTTGAATAGAAGCCATACTAGTTGGAACAGCAGGGTCTAGTTTTGGATTAGAGGTTAAACCAAACTCACTTAAGTCTCTTCTTAGTTCTGAATCAGTTGCACCTTTTTTTGCTCTATACACGTCTGCAATGATATGTGTAAAGTTATACTTGTTCTTTACAAAGTCTCTAGACATTCCAGTAATGTATTTGTATCTGCCTGGTGATATTTCATAAACCTTTTCTTGCAAAGTGCTTAACTTAACACCTTGACTATGAAGACTGTTTTCTAAATCAACTAATTCAGTTTGGTCTATACTTCCACCTTCCCTTGCACCTTGTGTTCTAGGATTAGCCTCACTGTCATTTGCAATAATGTTTCTTGGAATACACTTTCTTTTATAGAATTCGATTGACTCTAGAGGAAGTTCATTAGTGTAAAGTTCGGGGTGTGCCTCTATTGGACATAACAAGTTATGTAATTTGAGGTGTTCTTCGGTAAGTGCATTTGTTATTTTTTTATCGATTAATGCTGCTCGATTAAAATCGTATATCGTCATATTTTACTCCTGTATATTTTATTATGCTTTACGCTTATACTTTGTAGTTTTACCTACAATACTATTGTACTATATTCTTCTCTATGTTACTAGAGACTTTTTTGAATTAAGTCCAATTCTTCTATCTTTTTATTTATGATTTCTACTCGGTTAGGCCAGTAGATGTATTCCTTATCGGAATCCTTTGCAAGGTTCTCAAGTAATGGTCTGATGAAATCATCAAGGTTCTTGATTACCTCTACTGCAGAGGTAGTCTTTGCAACTATCTTTGTGTCTACAGATGCAAGTTCATCTGCATCCATAGCTGTAAATCCGAAATCGTTATAGTCTGTCATACTATTATTTAGTGAATCTTTCCATATCTCTGAGAGTTTCTTTATCACTCTGAACTTCTTGGTAGTTTGCAAATGCCTGAATCGTAAGTTCGGGAATTTCTATGTCGGGATAACTGGTAATCAAATAGTACACTAGACCCGATACACTAGACCACTGTAGACTAGGTAAATCATCATGATTAAGGAGTCCTAGATTGAGTGTAGTGAGTTTATATTTCTTATCTGAGTTGTACGTTAGGTTGTTACTTAAATGATTTAGAGAGGCCTTCTCAGCTGCATACTTATATCCCTTAGATATATTTGATTGTGATGCACGGGATGAAAAGTTTATAATATACTTTGTACTATCATCTTTCCATGCACGATGAGCTTTCAGTAAAATCTTAGACTGGTCAAAGTCTCTATGTGCAAAGTTAATCAACACGTCAACATGATTAGGGTTCTCATAATCGAATCCGAACCAAGGGTCATTCATTATTATGTCGTCTATCCTAGGAGTACACACTTCAATAGTGTCTCCTTGATATGGTGTTGCTTCTAGTGTGTCTTTAATATTCTTTGCAAGACCACTAGTTCCTGTTATTGCTATTTTCATAATACTCCTTCACTATGTCAAATGATTGTTTACCAAATAAACTCCCATCGACACTACACTTGTTACAGGGAGACATAGACCTGTCACCCTTCATTAATTTCTTTCTAATCTTATTCATAGGTTTACTAAACCAAACATTATGGAGTGTCTCTGATAACAGATTACCTACGACATGTTCTCTTCCCCAATCGTTACTGCAGAACAACACATCTCCGTTCCAGTCCACAAACATTTTGTAGAAGGGGTAGTGACACACTTTACCTTTTAGGTTCTCTATGGTGTCGTCTTCTATTCCGACCCAATCCATAACTCCACTACGATTGTTTAGTATCAATCCATGTGTTTCAAAATCACCCCAGTGCATTCTGTATTTGTATTTCTCTTCGGGGATGGTTTTCATTATCTCATCAAAGTGTTCCATCTGTTCGACTCCGTCATAGAGATTGATGTAGAGTAAATCTAATCCACTGAACTCGAATAACTCTTCTGCATATTCTCTAGTGAGTTTATCTCCGTTAGTGTTACACTCTAGTGTTGCATAAGGAACTGCAGACCTAAAGGTATGAACGATTTCTCTGAACCTTGGGTTAAGTAGATTCTCTCCGTAACCACTTAAAGATATCTTCCCTCTAAACCCATTCTTATGTAATTCATCTCCAATGGTCTTTGCAGCCTTGGGAGTCATATGTAAATTTCTATTTGGGAATACTTCGGGATTTGCACGTGGACAAAATGAACATGTCCTGTTGCATAACTCTGTAGTGTTAACTTCAACTGTAAGGATAGAACTAAGTTCGTTTAGTTCTCCCATGTCCTGTCTACCCCAGTGTAGTGCTTCTTGTTTCCTGCGATGTTCTAGGAAGTCATGTTGGTCAACTGCAGTGATTGGGATGTTACGTGACATGACAAGTCACATGACGTTCTACGTCTTCTGTTTCATGTACGTAAGTGTAAGTGATGTTGTCACCTACTTCAAATACCTCTGCAAAGTATTTTGGAATAACAAAGAATTGTGAATCATTAGGTTCATCAAACATGCAAGACCTAGGGTCTCCATCTTCTTTGAATAGATAAGGTCGTAACTTTATGGGTTGTTCTATGTCTTGTTCTAAGACACTAAACACTAGGGTGTTATCTTTTAGATACAGATTAACGGAAGATACATCAAACTCCGTTCCTAGTTTTACTGATAATTCTTTTGGGAAATCAAAACGAAGGACATCATCTTCAATGTCCTTCATTCGTTCTTCGTATCTGTAACTTACTTCTGTTAGTTTGAGTTCTCTAACGATGGAAGGTTTACCCGAAGTATCCACCATCCCGTACATCATCTTTGACATCTTCACTTTCCTCTGAACTTACAAACTCACCACTGTCCTGTAGTCTTTTAATAAATGCTTCTGTTTCACTTTCAAACATATCAATCATCTGACCTTTACTTACGGATGCTGGAATATTAAATTCAAACATTGATGCTTGTTCTAAGATTGCTTCTCTAGACATTGATTCTAAATCTGTTCTATCGGGAATAGTTACCTCTTCAGTTTCGTCTTCGAATGAATCGTTGAATTGTTCTTCATCGATATCATCTTGAACCTGTTGGTCAATCTTTGCTTGTGCAGCTGCAAGTAATTCCTCTTCACTATCATACGTTGGTATGACTTTGGTAGGTTCTTCTTCTGCAAATGCCTGTTTGGTTTCTTCTACCTTTGCAACAAAGTCTTCATCTGTTGAGATTGGTGCTTCGATATTCTCGGGTTCACTAACTACTGCTTTGATATTACCACTGGTTGCAATTGGTTTTGTTTCAGTATCTTCTTCTGCAACATTGAATAGAGGTGTGGGTTCAGTGTAAGTTCCTTCTAACTCTTCCTCTACTCTATCTACTTCATCAAAGAATGATTCTAAGTCTTCACCTTGTGAGATGATTGGTTCATCCCATGAATCCTCATCTATGTCTGTAATGTCTTCAGTAACAACTGTAGGTGCAGTTTCTAAATCTGCAACACTAGGTTCATGTGTTAATGCAACATCTTCAGGCCCTTGTAATACTTTCTCTTTGAGAGATTGTGTTGCAACTGGGGATGGAACCACTGTATGTGATTGAGGTGTATCTAAAGGAATAGTAGGTTCTACAATAGCAGGGGCATCTACTTCTACTGGATTCATTGCACGTGCAAGACCCATGTTACCTTTACGTTGTTGTTTCTGTTGAGGTGTTGCAAGAGGTGTTTGTTCTCTTACAATAGAATCGACTTGTTGTTGTTCTTGTGCAGTGAGTTGTACAAAACCATCTTGACCAAGTGTTCCTTGTTTAACACCAATGACTCCGTCACCATTCAAGTCCATAGAGATTCCGTGAGACAAAAGAACTGCTTCCATTTGTGCAACTCGACCTTCTGCCTTCTTACGTCTTTGACGTTCTTCTGCTTCTTTCTGTTGACGTGCTTGTTCTTGTTCAGCAAGTTGTTGCATCTTGACTTGTTGGTCTTGTTCTAACAACTGTTGCATTCTTGAATTTGCATTAGTGACTTGTTGTTGGTAATCTGCAAGACCCGTGGTGATATCATCCCTTACAGTAATGAATGCTTCTAGGTCTGATGCCTTCACCATACCTTTTTCTAATTGCATTACCAACATAGCATTAACTACGTTTGCTGTATTAGGTTTGAGTGGTACTGTATAATTTGCTATACGTTCTTGTACCATTTCCAGTTCTGATTTTACTGGGGGTGCTTGTTCACTTGAAAAATTACTTTTCACTTCTTCTGCCATTTTAAACTCCATGGAGTAGAACTCAACTATTTAAAAACTTGTTAGAACTAATTACTAAGTTCCCTTTATAATATGTATAGTCTCTGTCTACTGTTTATATTTATTTATTTGATTACTTCGGGGAAGGCTTTTGTTGCAACATCTTTAGTGATGTTCTTGAATGGCCATACTCCGTCTTTAACTAAATCTATTAGTTTTGCTTCCATTACTGGAATACCTTCTAACATACCAATCCACATAGTCTCTCTTTTAGAGGGTGGAATTTGTTCTGTTACATAATACTTAAACAACTTGTGTTCAAATCTTAAACTTGTTTGTGCAAGGTCTGATGCTGGTGCATCATTGTCACCATAAGGAGTTGTTCCTTCGGGTAACTTAGATGTGATGTTATCATCAAACACCCACTGTAGGATTGGTTTGATTGCACCATTCCTATCGTTGTAAACTTTTAGTCCTTGAGCTGCAAGGTCAACACTGTCTGCACCAACGATATCTGCTTGACATAGTATTTCATATGTGTCTGCATCTTTGGTTAGTGTTTGTCTTTCAGTGATTAGTTCTAACTTTGGTTTATTAGGAGCTCCTTTTGGTCTACCCCTTCCTTTTTTCTTTTCTGTTGTCATAGTGTAAAATCCTCTACATGATTTAATAACTCATTCAACCTATGGGTTCTTAAGTAGTCAAACACTTTACCTTTTACTGGTGCAGTATTGTCATACTCAGAAATAATATTCTCCACTACGTGAGGTGGAATAAACTCAAGGTCGATTAGAGTTTGATTTCTTAAATAGTTACGATAGTATTTATCGTCCTTTTCAATGGTGATTCTGAGATACTTATCCTTTACAGGTTTTCTCAGAGGTGTTTGTCTTATCCCTAAATCAAAACAATCATCACTAGATAGAATGTTTGGAACACCATCTGACTTATCACCTGTAAGAATATGTTCTCTTAGGAATAAGTCGGGGTCTTCACACTTAATCATTTTGTTTAGATTAGGAGACCACTGTTTCACGTTAGGGTATTTATGTAGTTGTTGAAAGTCTTTATCACCACTGACAATTAAAACTTTCTCATGAGGTGCATACTTCTTAACTAGGATTGCAATGATATCATCAGCTTCACAATTCTCTACGTACATATATCTGTACGGGAAGTTATCACGTATCTCATCCTTAACTGTTTGTAGTGTATCAAAGATTAGTTTCCAATCCATGTCGGGTGCTTCTCTAGTCTTCTTTCTGTTTGCTTTGTACAGTGGATAGTAATCACGTCTCCAAGGATGAGCTGCATCAGTACAGAGTGTTATCTCTCCATACTCGGGTGCATATTTCTTTTGATAGTT